CTGTCTTTTGAAATGATCGGATCTGCTGCCTCTAGTGTGTTCTTTAACGCCGGTGCTTTGCGTCGTGACAAGACGGACGCCACTCAAGGCTGGCACTTGCAGCGCGTCAATCGCGAAAAGACCGAGGAAGAATACGGTGTTGATTTCAGTTCGTTTCCAGCTGGCACTATAACTAACGGTGACTTTTCTTGGATGTGTGGCGATGGTGGCCGCGATGTCTATATTGCCCACTACTATGAGTTGGTCAGTAAAACCATTGTCGAGTATTCGGTTTACGACGAAAGCGGCGAATCCCTGTTAATCACTAAAGATGGCCGCAAATACACCGGTCCGGACGGTGAGCGAATCGAGAAAGAAGACGTTGATCTAATTCTTGAAGTAAACGAATACGACGAAAAGCGCCGTAAAGTTAAGTTTGTCGAATACGCGATTATGTCAGGTGATAAGTATCTGACCAAGCCAGCCAAGCTACCGTTTAAGAATATCCCGCTGATTCCGATGTACGGATATCACCATGAAATCAATGGAATTGAGTTCTATTGCGGTGAAGTGTGCCGCCAACGTGACTCGCAGCGATTCCTAAACATGGGCTTTGGCGCTCTGATGGAAATCCTATCGGAGCCGCAAGTGGCTAAGCCGGAATACTTGCCAGAACAAATGGCGCGACACGGTCAGCAACGAGCGGAGCAGTCAGTAATAAACCGCCCATTCTTATTGAGCGACCCTGTAAGAGACGCCAATGGTAATATCACACACGTTGGCCCTATTGGCCGGTATGAGCCGCCAGAGGCACGCTCAGGGCTTGTGACTAGCTTGCAGTTCTTATCGCAGAACATCCAGGAGCAGTCAGCTAACGGTCAGGCAACACTTCCAAGCAATTCGAGCGCCTCCGCAATTCAGCAAGTAAACGAACGAACTGACGATGCGTTCCTGCCGCTGATGACTTCGGCTTCAAGTTCTATTCGCGTTGCGTGTCGAACGTGGATACCAGCGGCGCAGCAGCTTTACTTCACTAATCCACGCAAGCGTCGCGGCATGGAGGAGGATGGGAGCTATACGCAAGTCGAGACGATGGTCCAATCATACGATAGGCAACGCGATGTTTACGGAGCAACAAAGAACACGGCTCGCGGTCGCTATGATGTATCTATCAAGCAAGGTGAGAGCTACAGAACCAAGAAAGATGCCGAGAGAAGCGCAGCTATTGAAATCTTACAATATGCTGATTCTGGTACACCACTAGGCCAAATGGCTCTACTGAGTGCAATCACGAACACTACCGGCGAGGGTATGCAAGACATGCGGACGCTTGCACGCATTCAGCAAGTGCAGTCTCTAGTTCAGCAAGCGTTACCATTGCTCATGAACGGCTACCCGCCAGAGAAATTGGGTATCCGCTCCGAGGAAGAGCTAGCTATTATGCAAATTACTATTCAGCAAGTCATGCAGGCCCAACAGCAGCAGAACCCACAATTGCAGGCTATGGCAATGGAAGGTCAGGCTCGTATGCTTGAAGGTCAGGCGGCAATGGTCGATAAGCAGGTTGATATGTTTAACGCTGAAACTAAGCGCTTTGAAGCAATACAGAAAGCGCAGAAGCTAGGAATGGACGCTAATAAGACTATGGCTGATATTGAAGGCCAGCAGCTTGATAATATGGCTAAAGTTCAAGAGATGCGAAAGTCAACCTTGAGGAGTGCCGCTAGAGGAATGAGTAACGAGGACTTACTGAGGGTTATTGCATCGTGAAACTATCAAGCCTTATAAATAGCCGTAGGTTGAATGAAGATCAGATAGCAGCAGCTGAGGAGTTGATTGACCGTGGTTTTAATACCGTTGTTGATGTTGCAATAGGTGTTGGTGAGGTTGGCTTGTCTATGATTAGCGGAGCAGTGGCTGAGCCTGCTAGTGGTCTTTATGGGTTGGGTTCTTTGGTATTTCAGGATTTAGATAGCGCCACTGGCGACATTGAAAGAATTCAAAACAGAATGACATACGAGCCAAGGACGGAAGCAGGAAAAAAAGGAATAGGTTATTTAGGTTCTACTATTGGAAAAATAGGCGAGGCTGTAGATAATTTCTCTGGCTATCTTGGCGATAAGGTTTTAGATGCAACAGGTAGTCCAGAGCTAGCCGCCGCCGCCGCCATACTTCCTACGGCAGCCTTTGAAATTTTGCCAACCGGAAAGGCGCCTACTAAGCTGCCTAAAAATAAGATAGAGATTGATGAGCCATCAAATTCCCGATATGGGGAGGTTTCAGCGAGTCAAATCAGAGAAAACAGCCCTCTAACAATAAGCAGTCAGCGCTACATTGACGAAGGAATAGTTGACGCAAAAATAGAAGCTGGCGACTACGAAGTAATGGTAAGCCCATCTTTTATTATTGATGGTGAAGAATACAGAGTGGTGCTAGATGGCCACCATAGCCTTGAGGCCGCAAAAAGAACTGGTAGTGAGCCTGTTTTTATAACCGCCGACCCGACTGACCACGATGCTGTATCACTTATTAGCGAATCACCAGATTTATTTTTAGATGCTGTCCATATGGGTAATGATTACTACGACGTTTTTACAGGTGATGATTTATGGTAGTGATTAATTTCGTGCCGGTTTTTTCGTTTATAGACAAAAGTTGCACTTGTCAATGATATTGGCGTAAAATGTCATAAAGCCCCACGGTGCTTTACCGTGTTTACGTTACCACCTGACGGAGATAATCAAATGGGTGATTCTGGAATTATGACTGAAAATGAGCGCGAAATTGAGCAACCTGCCGATGCTGTGGTGGCTGAAGTAGAGGAAGGCGTTACACCACAAGACGCTGATACCGATCAAGATGAGTACGAATTAACAGTTGATGCCGAGCCAGATAATGAAACGGCAAAAGATAGTACGAATTGGGAAGCTATAGCTAAGGCGAAAGCTGCGAAGTTTAAAAAGCAACGCGAAGCCCGTGAAAAGGCAGAGCGCGAAAAGGCAGAGCTTGAACAGCGTATTAAACGCATGGAAGCCCAACTGCTTGAGAAGTCAAAGCCTAAAGCTGATGACTACTACGGTGAGCCTGAGAATTACGTAAAGGCAATTCGTGAGTGGGAATCTAGTCAAGCTGCGACAGTAAAGCAGTCGAGTAATGCTTTTAATATTGATGACGGCGTACTGGAAGAACAATTGGAAAGCGCTGAACGTATGCGCTCACAGTTGAAAAGCTACGATAAGTCAGAAGACAAGCTAAGGTCGAAAATTACTGAAGCTGGTGCTGATTTTGAACAGGTCTCTTACGGTATTGCTGAAATCTGCGCAACGTATGGCATTGATTACGCCACTTCTGTTTTAGCACTAGCGGAAATTCCTGGGGTGTTTGAACAGGTCGCTAAAGATGCTCAGAACGAACGCTCTATTGTTCGCATTCTTCGCAAAGCGTCGCAAAAGGTTAAGGTTAGCCCTAAGCGTAAAATCGAAACTAAACCAGAACCACAAATTAACGGTGGCGGCCAGATTAGTAGTGTTCAGTCCGAATTCGACAAAGCGCAGAAGCGCTACAATGAAACCGGGAAAATCGAGGACTACAAAGTTTTAGCCGCTGCTAGAAAACGATTAAGAGAAGGTAACTAGAAATGGCTAACACATTCGCACAAGATAAGATGCACACATTGTTCAGCGAGGTAGCGGAAACTACTTCAATGAACATGACGCTATCTAAAGACGTAGACGTATACAATATGTCTGACATGTCTGATATGGGGCGCACTACCGCTTCGGACGGCTCAGGCGCTGATATTGAATACATTCCACAAGAGTACCGCTTTACTGTACAAGACGGTCACTTATCGACTACTGGTGACTTCCAAGACGTTACAGATCGAATGATTTCTGTACGTCGTAACAAGTCTAAGCGAATTCTTACGCAAATCAGTACAAAAGACCTTCGCGACCCGGCTCGTATGGAGCGTGTCAAGAAAGCAATGGCTAAGGACATCGCATACGCGGTTGATATTGCCATGTATCAGGAAATGATCAATCGAGCTTCGATTGTCGAAACCTCATCAACTGCGTTTGATTACGACTTAGCGATTGATGCTGAAACTACGATGCTAAATCGTGGCCTTAGCTCTTTTGATAAGAAGTTGTTCCTATCAAATACGCACTACCGCAAGGTTGCTAAAGAGCTTGCTGGAGCCTCTCGCGACGTTTTGGTTACTGACGCACTTACCCGCGCCAAACTGCCAAACTTAGCCACGTTCGACACTATGCGCTCTGACTACCTATTAACGCTTGCAGCCAACGCAACAACT